CGTGCATTTATCAGTGCTTGACGTTGCATTCTGGTGCTTGTAGATAGTAAAGTACCTCTGACACCTGAGCAGTTCCGTCGCCGGGTCGGGCGGAACAAACGGAGTAGCGGCGCTACCAAGTTCCAGCTTTATCCACTTGACTGTATAATGCGTACAATTGGTATTGTTGATTACAATGCGATTAGATGAGTTGTCCCAATCAAACGTGATTTTGTGCACGCCTGGCGCAGAGATATTCAGCGTACTCAGATTATTTTTGTGCTGCTGTATGCTTATTGCACCATTTATCTCGCTCACCTCAAGCGACAGCGTCACAGTCTTACCGACCAAAGCAGCACCGTACTCCATCGTCTGAGTGAGTATTGCGTCATCGGCACCCAGCGTTCCGTCCACAGCAAGTGACCCGTCATCGTTTACCGTAACTGTGCCGTAATTGTCGCAGTTGTATTTCCAGATACACCATCTGTCCACGGTGTAGGTGTATGCCGATATTCCCGTATATGTGCTCTGCCCTCGCTGATTTATCGCGAAATCCGGATTTATCAGCAGGTTCGGATTGCTCAGCCCGTCCCATACGGATTTCTGCGCCGCAGTAACGTGTATCTCCGTATTCCCGGCGTGTGCTGTAATGGCGGCTCTCGCCACGGAATCCGCACCCGAGCCGCCGGACTGTGCGGAAGTCTTAAAAGGATTCGTGCTGTAGTCGCTGCCGATGAGCTGCACCGACCCCGTGCCGAGCAGGTACACCGTTCCATACGCGCCATAAACCGGAGCGGACTGCCCGGCAGGTATGCTGACTACCCCGTCGGAGCCTGCCGTGATTCCCGGGACTGCCGCCGCGTAGATCACTTCCGTGCCGTCGTTCCGCAGCCAGGCGTTCGCGCCGCCCGAGTAACCTGCCCTGATTTCTGCGCCTGTAAGCGTTATTGTTTTTGCTGTCATGTCGTATCCTCCGTAACTACTTTCTTGCCGTTGACGAATAATCCTGCGCTGGATAGCGTCAACGTAGTGCCCGGGTTAAGCTCCAGTGTGGAGCCGTGCCCCATGTCAAAGCGCGTATTTCCGCCGTCCCCCTGCGCCAGTATGCGTATCGCATTATCGTAATAGCCAGAATTATTTATCAGCACCTGGCTGCTGCCGGACTTGCTGTTGCGTATGTCGATATTCCCACCGGAATCCAGCGCGATCATCTGCGGACCGTACGCCGATATGCCTATTCCGCCCAGCAGGTCGCCGATATACGCGATTTTCGTATCGCCCTTGCCCACACATACTCCCGAGCCGTCAGTCACCGCCCAGTAGTCCGAGCCGGTGGTCTGGAGCTTTTCGGCAGTCCATGCGCTGGCTTCGAGCGCGTCTATCCTCTTGTCCGTCTGGGAGCGCGGCTGCGTCCGATATTGCACCGTCCCACTCTGGTCCTGCGCCGCCAGCGCCAGGGCAGCCACCTCCGTGGATTCCGCGACCGGAGTAATGGACGACGGCATGTTGCACCGTATCGTGTGCTGTCCGCGGTATTTCCACACCTGGGAGGTGATCATGCCCGTTGCGTAGCCGCGGTCGGTGTCAATAGCTCCGCCGCGCAGCCGGACATAATCCCCGATATCCAGCGCCGGATCGCCGTTGAAGCTGCAGTCGTACACGCGGTTCAGGCAGTGGTACAGTACCCCCAGCTGGCTGTTCATCGCCGCCACGACGTCGGATTCCCCCAGCCCGTCCAGCAGCGGATTCTCGTCCAGCTCAAGGGACACCAGCTTCTCGCTGCCCCCGGCTATGACCTGAGTCGTGGAGTTCACAGCAACTCCCCTGCGCCGCGTGACGAGCTGCGCTATCCGGGTGGTGTCGTCCGAGAAATCCGTCGTAAAGCGGATATTCCCGGCGATCTCCCGGACGGGGATTATCATGCCCTTGTCGTCCTTGGTGCAGCTGAGCGGCTTAAATTCCAGCGCGTTGTCCTCCCGGCGTATCCGCGCGAAAGTACCCGTCAGCATGCCGATATACATCAGCGCGTCGCGCTCCGTCTGTATCCTCGCCGTATTTATCGCCGCGGACTGCGTGCCGTTGGGCAGCGCCGCGAAATCCTCCACGGACATGCCGAGTGCCACCCCGGCGTAATCGCACGCGGACTGCGCCAGCTGATACAGCGTGCCTGTCCGCTCCGTCGCCGGAATATCGAAGAACGTCAGCGAATCCACCGCCGAAAAGGTGACCAGGTTGTTCTGGCGCTTTATTGTCGAGCCGTCGATGTAGTACCGCCCCAGCGGCACTGTTTCCGCCCTGGAGTCCGCCATGCCACGGTCGTGGTACAGCACATAGGTGAGCCGTATCACCGCCCCGTCAAGGTCGCTGGACCTCCCGGAGAATCCGCGGAGCCTCGCCGACAGCTCCCCGGAGTACACTCCTCCCGGGCGGAAATCCCCACGGCGGTTGAGCTTGTTGGTTATCGTCAGGGAGCCGCTGTCGATGTTGGAATCCGTCAGCGGTATCATCGTCCCGTCCTTGAGCCGTACTGCGCCGCGTATCCCGGTATAGCGGACCGGCGCCTTTATCAGCTCGCTGTATTTTTCAGTCACATTATACATATCAATACTCCGTAAATGTCGTCGTGAATTCCCACCAGGATTCCTCCGGGTCCTGCGGCTCCCATTTCAGGAGCTTCGGCTTCCTGGAGGGGTCGGCGTAGCAGTTCATCGTGCTGTACTGCGTATCCGCCGGCTGCCCCAGGTCGAAGAACGTGAGGCTGAGCTTCTCCGGCAGGACCGCATTCCAGACCTTGCGCATATCCGGGGTCTGGAGCTTCCAGGTGAAGGTCGCAGTCCGGACGTTGCGGCGGATTATGTCGCGCGTCATTTCCATGCTCTCGGAGCGCCCGGAGTTCTTGCTGTCGTAGTCCGAGCTGGTCGGGGAAAAATCAGACGGGGTGGGCATTTCCACTCCGTCTATCTTTATTATGCTTTGATTATTCGCCATCTGTCCCCCTTTCAGGCATAAAAAAGGCGCCCCGTGCGGAGCGCCGATGTATCAATACCAGGAGATATCTTCGATTTTGTAGTTCGTTATCCCATCTCCAAAGCCGTATGCCTTGAAGCGCCACTGCTCGCCCTTCTTCAGGTTGAGCACATTGTCAAGCCCCGATGTGATCTTTACGCCGTCCTTGCCGAAGAATCCCACATCTATCTGGACATAGGAGCAGTCCGCGCCGGTGAGGTTCATGACGATACCGTTCACCTCGCAGGTGCCGTACTCCACGGTGCCGCTGTCTGTGCGGACGAGGAAGCCTTTAAGGTACCTTATCACCGCTTCGCCGTTGTCGTACATTTTGTTGGTTCCGCAGTATATTCCGTCCACGGTGCCGTCGGAGTTAAGAGCGGCGGTGAATTTCACGCCGTCATAGCTGAACTGGTACTGCTCGCCGTTTTCCCAGTTCTCGATCTGAGAAACATTCACGATCTGGGAGGGTGCAATCCCGACGCTTTTGCACGCAGAAGAGATCGTGCTTATCACCCCGGCATAGGGATCCTCCGAAACGACGCTGGAAGCGCCGGAAGCATTGCTGCTTTCATCGCTGTGGTCCCTTGCAACGCCCTGAATAAAATATACAAATCCGCCCAGAAGCAGGAGGATAACCAGAGCAACGCCGCAGCCCATGCCCTGCTTGCTGCCGCAGTAGGGGCACACCTTGGCGCCTTTCGGAATATCCATCTTGCACTTCATGCATTTCATACGATTACCTCCGACATTTGTTGTATTTGTGAAGATTATATCACATATCGTCCGAAATGTCAATATCCGTTGGAATGCAGATTCTCGCGCTCCTGGTAGGTTGTCACGCTCTCGCCGACCGCGTTGCCGTCAAGCTCCACGGTGGTGTGGATCTCTATGGGCTGCTTATTTACGGCACTGTCGGTCAGGGCGGAAGAAGCTGCGCCCACAGCCCCAGGGAAAGCCCATGCGGACGTCTGCACCTGAGGTCCCAGCGAATAATCCGCGTAGGAATACCCTCTTGTTCCGCCGCCACCGCCGAGCCCTCCTGAACGCGAATCACCTCCGCTGCTGCTGCCAAGCGCGCTTGCAAAGGTCTTTCCGCCGGTGTTGTCCACACCAGCCTTCGTATATCCATCGGGGAGGTTCTCGGGGTCAATACCCGGGTTGAGCATTTCATAAAGGTCATTCCCCCGGGCTTTCCAGAAATCGCTCCAGGCTTTGCCGAATTCGCCCATCCAGCCTGTAAGGAAGTTGTTGGCTCTTTCGAGCCAGCTCTGTATCTCTCCGAGCGCCTGGCTTTTTTCAACGTCATTGCCGTTGAACGCCTTATAGATCGTCGCGCCCACGCCCTCCCAGAAGTTAGTCCAGTCCTCTCCGAAGAGATCCTTGACCATCTCGTTCAGCGTGCGCAGGCTCTGGAGCTGCGTGTCGCTGTCGAAGTTGAATGCGTCGAACAGGGTCGCGAATCCCCTGCCGATATCCGAAAACGTGGCGGAAAATGTATCTCCGAATCCGCCCAGGCTGAACTCGTCCGCTGAATCAGCAAGCTCCCCGATCTGGTCCTTGGTGTCCGCCACCGCGTCGGAAGCGTCCTCCGCCCCGGCGGTTATCGCGTTAAAGTCGATTCCCCCGGTGCTCCCGGAGGAGCCGTCGAATACGTTCAGTGTGTCTATATCGGCAAGCTTCTTTTTCGCGGTGTCAGCGGAATTCCCCAGGTCGTCCATACTCTCGGAGAGGTCGTCGGTGCTCTCCGAAGCCTTGTCCGCGTCCTCGGCGGTCTGCTCCAGGTCGCCGCTGTCCAGCTCGCGCCTTTTCGCGCCGACCTGCGCCACGATCGCAAGCACGCCTGCAATAATAGCCAGCCAGCCGAAGGTAGCCTTGAGCACGGAATTGAATGTTGCCTGCTTCGGGATAAGTATCGACAGCAGTCCCTTCCAGGCAGCGTTCGCCGCGTTGTAGAGCGCCTGCGCCTTTGTCACCGCCGGAATAACCACGGCGGAAGCCACCATCACCCCGAGCATGGTTTTCGCGCTCGGCGAGAGGTCCATCAGGTACTGCGCCACGGAGTTCAGCCCCTCGCCCAGGGAAATCACCATCGGCGAGATAAGCTCCAGTCCGCTCCGGGCAACGGAAACCAGCGTAGTTGCGGTGGGCAGCAGCGTAGTCCCGAGGTCCGCGGTGAGATTCTCGAATTCCGCCTTCAGCGTGGTCAGGGAGCCGCTGAACGTGTCGTTCTCGCGCGAGTAGTTCCCGGCGGCGTACTCCGTCTTGTCCAGGAACATCTGCATTGCCGCGCCGACCTTCTGCTGGGTGGTCTCCAGCTTTCCAAGCCCCTTTTCCTGCGCGTAAGCCTGGAGGGTCGTATCGTTCATCGCAACGCCAAGGTTGTCCATCATCGTGAAATTGCCCTTGGCGGCTCCGGTGACCGCTTCCATCGCGGAAGAAACATCAACGCCCATTATGGAAGCCACGTCAGCGGCTCTCTGCATAGCCTGCTGCGACATATCCGCCGCATATGCAATATCAAACCCGGAGCCTTTGAACAGCGCTCCCATTTTATTTGCGGAAGCAAGATATGCGCTCTCAGACAGTCCCATGTTCTCGGCGGCGGAAACAGCGGCTTCCTTCATACTGTCAGCATGGCTTTTGAATACTACCTCCACGCCGCCAAGCTGCTGCTCAAGCTCGCCGCCGCCCATGATACTGTCGCTGATGAGTTTCCCTATGCCAAGGGCGGCAAGCTTTCCTGCGATATTGCCGAATATCCCCTGGATACTGTCGCCAGTGCGCCGGGACTGCTCCTCCAACCCGTCCAGACGTCCGATCACATCGTCGATCGCACGGTTGAATTCACGGTTCTGGGCGGATATCACGATGTCAAGTTCCTCGACAGTCACTGCTGCACCTCCCTGTTTCTGCTGTTATGCGCGGCGGCGATCCTCGCCATCTGCTGCTTCGCGCGCTTCCACGCCGGAATATCCTGCCGCAGGAACGGGAAGTACTCCTCCGGGGTCCTGGGGAAGCTCCGGGGAGCATTTACCGCAAGTCCCGTCAGGTGCGCGGAATGCCACGCGATCAGCGCTGCGTTCCTGGATTCCAGCTCCCGGCGCTTCCCGGCGGAGCGGATAAGGCAGTACATCTCCGCCGGAGTCAGCTCCGGGAATCCCTCGGAATACGCGCCGCAGTCCACCGCCGCGTCCGTAAGCCGTCTGATCAGTTCAGCCGCGCTGCCCGGCGGTTGAGCTGATCTATCATTTTTTTTGCTGCGTCGGAAGCCCCCTGCGAAATGAATCCACCGTTGTAAAGCGCCTGGACGATGACCTCCGCGGCGCCGTTGATGTCGCCGCCGTTGTCGATGTACTCGTCGTAGGCGTCCAGAGCCTCCTCCTTGGTGATATCCGCGCCGCAGGCTATGTACTGCGCCAGCGTGCCGATACGGCTTATTCCGCGCAGACCCTCGAGCAGTCCGTCGTCCAGCAGGGATTCCAGCTTCTCGGCGCGGCGCGCGGTGTAGCGCAGCTCCAGGCTCCTATCCTCCGAAATCTTAAGTATTGCTCCTGTCATGTAATCAACCTCCTGTGCTCTCGCTGTACTCCAGGTCGGATTCCAGCGTGGTGGAAAGCGTGAACTTCATCGCTTCCCCGGTATTTCCGCCGTTCATGTAGACGGTGGGCTTGCCCTCCCAGGTGTTGCAGGTGTCGTCCGGGTAGACCAGGCGCCAGTGCAGCTTTGTACCCTCAAGGGACTTCAGCTTCGAAAACGTCTTTTTGACCATTTTGCCGCTGTCTGCGGAATCCTCCTTGTTGTAGTAGAATCCGAACTTCATGTCGCTGACGTCCGGAAGCCCTCCGATGTAGCGCTCGTTCTTGTCGCGCATGTTCGTGACCTTGGTCTTGGGAGGGTCGCCGCCCATGTCCGGGTAGCTCTCCAGACCGTACAGCTCGTTCCAGGCGCTGCCGTCCTCGGAGAAATCCAGGTGTGTGTCCTTCGTTAAAAGCTCCATATTTACCTCCTGTAAACAAATCCTGACTGCTCGTCTATCACCGCGCTGAAGCTCAGCGTGCGGCGGTGCAGTCCGTTTTCCGGGATATCCGCGCCGGAATCCCTCACGAATCCCCGGGATATCAGCCGCGCGGATATTTCCAGCGCCGTTTCTGTGCAGCGCCGTAAATCCGTATCATACACATCTATCTGGAACGCCACCGCCGCCAGGCGCTCCTCACCGGATATTATCGTGCCGGAGCCAACGTCCAGCGGCGTGAGTACCGCCAGCGGAAACTCCGGCACTATCTCCGGGAACTGCGGCTCCAGCCGGACTATATCCTCCACCAGCGGCGGAATGATGATATTCACGTCAAGCATTGTCCACCGCCTTCCGCAGCTCCTCCGCAACAATGCGGTATATTTCCTTCTCGGTGCTCCTCCCGACGGCGGCGCGCAGGAAGGACTGCGCCTTCGTCCCGTGGGAGGTGTGCCAGTTTCCCTGCTCGTCCTGCCAGCGCCAGGTCATCTTTGTGGTGTGGGGTACTCCCGGGTCGCCCAGGGTGCCGGTGCCGTATTCCACAAATATTGCATACTCCTTGTTGGTGCCGACCGTAACCACTCCCGGGGAGATTCGCTGCACGCGGATACTGTTCCGCAGCTCTCCGGTGTCCACCGGACAGAGCAGCACCGCTTTTCCGCGCACCTTTTCGCCGCCTTTCAGCAGGGCGCGGTCGAGTACTGCGCCGCTGTCCGCGCGGACGGACTGCATTTTCCTGATAAGCTCCTGTATCGTCATATCAACTCGCACACCGCCCTCCGGACATTGCCGTAGGTAGTTACCCCCTTGACCTCGTAAGTGCCGCTGGGGAGCTCCACACGGTCGCGCTCGCGGATATCCGTGCCGGTATCGCAGAGGAGCTCCACTGAGCGGCTGAATTCCACGCCGTACTGCTCGGCGGCGGCGTTATCGCTGAGCGGCTGGACTTCCGCGCGGATAGTTCCGACAGGCTGCCAGCGCGTTTCAGTCCCGATGTAGGAGCTTTTCGCAGTCACGGGGCGCGACAGCGGCAGCGCCTTAATTCTGTTCTGTATCAGCCGTATAGAGCACCCCTCCCTTTCTGGGATAGTTCCGCAGCCGCGCGAGAAGCTCCGGCGGAAGCCCGTCGAAGCTCTGGGATATCCCACCCTCGCTCCGGGAGGATTCTCCCTCGGCGCCGCGCTTGTTGTACGCAATCAACGCCAGCTGCACCTGCACGGACTCCAGCCGCGCCGGGACCTCCTCCCGACCGATGTAGTCGCACACCGCGTCCGCGGAATCCGACAGCAGGGCGGAGATGAGCCCGTCCTGCGTATCGTCAGTTATCCCGGCAAGCAGCTTGAATCTCTCCAGCAGGGTCATGCGCCGACTACCGCGTCGAATACGGCGGAAGCTGCCACGACCTTACCGTCCACGACGGAAACTACTGCGACCTTGTGCCCTGCCGTGGCGCTGATGATACCGTCCGCAGGAATCTCGGTGAATCCGGTAGCCGCCGCGCCGAACTTCGGGACAGTGACGGAGCTGTCTGCCTTGTACATCAGCTTTCCGGCGACGTTGCGCGCGATCTTCAGCCTGCCCTTGCCGGAATCCGCGGCGGTCATGGATACGCGTATCTCGCCCATTGCGCCGTAATGCACGCCGACGGAGCACTTCTTGTTCTCGGTGACGAATGCGTCGTAATACACCAGACCCTCCACAAGATGCCCGGCAATTCCGGGAGGATTGTCGTGAATCTTGTAATCCGCGAGCTTCTCCGGGGAGCACACGGACTCACTGTACGCGATGATGAAGGAGGCTCCGGCAGGCATTCTGCCCTTAGGAACAGATACGATCTTTACGCCGTCCACATCACCGACCTGCCCGGTGATGAGCATGTTCTGCGCGATCTCGGAAGCCTTGGTGTAGCTGTCGCACTGCTTGACAGCGTTAAGGAACTCGTTGGAAACATACGCAACCCTGCCGACTGCCGGAACCTCGTCGTCGCTGATGGCGCCGTTTATCGCGAGGAAATCGCTGTAAGCCGTGGAATTGCTGGTAGTGCTGACCGTGATGTGCTTAGCCCTATTTGCAGCGGTCTTAAAGCGGTAAGCGTCCACCTCCGGAATAACCACCTGGTCAAGCTGTCTGCGGAGCGCCTTTGCCGCGTCACGAACTCCTGCCGGGGAATCCACCGCGTTGGTGGCGTCGATGGTGAACGCGAAGGAGCGCTTCTGGGTGAGGGTCAGCTCCTCGGTGGTGTCCTCCAGCTCCTCCGGATTGCCGTAGCGGTTGGAGCCGGTCGCCTTATAGTCGTTCATCTCGGCGGTGCCCATGCTGTAGACCTTGACGGTCTGCGCTCCGGTGAACTCGTACTTTCCGCCTGCCATGGACGTGGTGAGCGCCCCGGCGCGGAATACCTCGTCTACGTTGTCTGAATACTTAGTTGCAAGATTGATTGCCATAAATTAACCTCCTGTTAAATCCCCAGTCCCTCAAGGAACGGGTCCTTTGCGCCGGGGTCGCCCTTTTTCGGGGGAGCTCCGGCTAACTTCTTTGATACCTCCGCGCTGACGGCTTCGCTGAAAGCCTTTGCGACTGCCGCCGCGCTGGCTTCGATTCCATCCGGGTCGGAGATGTCCACAGCACCCACCAGAGCCGCAGGCACGTTCTTCTCCGCGAGATACTCCTTTGCGAGGGCGGTGCGCTCGCGCTTTGTCAGCGCCGCTTCGCGGTCTGCGAGAGCCTTTTCCTGCTTCTCACGCTCGTGCTTCGACTTTTCGTCTGCTGTCATAGCGGCTACGCGCTCAGCCTCCGCCTTTTCGTCCGCCGCCTTCTTCTCCCAGCGCTTCTGGCGCTCCGCTATGATCTTGTTGAGCTCTGCCTGGGTGAACGTCTTTTCAGCGGGCTTTTCCGGTTTGTTTTCCGCCTCCGGCTCGGGCGTAGATGTGGTAGGATCACTTGAAGGCGACACTCGCCCTCCGGCGCTTAAAGCTGCGGTCTGCTCCTGTGTGACCTGGGTTGTCTGTTCGTCTGCCATTGTTACCTCCGTTTATAGCCTGTCGGCTGTATTTCCGCGCGCAGTTTAACGCCGTGAGCGTGTTTCGGGCGATAAAAAAACACGCTGATTTCTCAACGTGCTCTTATGGTGGGAACGGCGGGTCCTGCCCCCGCTGGCGATTTAAGCAGGTGAGAAAATCGTCTAACTTCTTCCGCGATATTGCTACCGCTATACAGTTGTATGCCCTTGAATGCTGAGCACTTTTCACACTTGAACCTGCCGTTCATGCACGTCATCTTGCCGCGCTGCGTTCCCGTGATGTTCCCGGCATTAATGTCGGGAACATAAAAACAGCGCCCCATCGGAGCGCTTGGTGTATTAAGTTGTGGTATCGTGGTAAAATGAGCGGTTTTTACTACGACGGATAGGAAAAGCACCCTGTTTGGTGCAGGGTGCTTAGTTTATTTAAGGCTTAGCCCATGTTTCTTTTATAACGGAGCCGTCATTCATACACTCGCGGATAACGCAATGTGTTGCATTTTTCTCCTCAACTTCGTTGTTTTTATCGTCCAAAAAATGTATTTCTGAATAGTCACCGCCATTGGGGGTCTTTTCATTGATTCTTTCGAATGCCATACAAATCACCTCTCAACCATATTATAGCACTTTATTTTTCAAAATGGAAGCCCTGTTGGGAAATTTTTTCGAGAATTCTTTTGCATTTTGCGCATATTCTGCAATACTCTCCGCAAAATCTTCTGCCGGGGAATTTTCGCCATATGCTGTCGGTGATTTACTGCCTGACAATTTCTTGTCCTCGGCAATAGCTTTCTGCCATTCTTTTTCTTCGCTGAAACGTCCGCCGCTTGCTGACAGATTGGTGTCGATATAATGCCCAGCTTCGTGGCAGTATGTTCGCACAACATAGTCAGAATCATGAGGGCGATCATATCGGTAGAATGTGATTTTATCTCCGCCTGTGGCATATGAATGCGTAAAGTTTTTGTACACTCTCTTCCAATAGCTGTCGTCAGGGTTGTAATAATCAACGAATTCAATGTTTTTCTGCGCTTTCTTCTTGACTTCTTCGGGCACTTTTTGCCAACAGCTTATCGCCTGCTCGGGCGTCATGGTTTGATGAGCGGAATCGTAATTCTTGGGAAAAATGAAACTCACACCATCAGGAGTAGTATAAACGACCGCATCGGATTGTACCGATGTATTATATCCAAAGCTGTATTTCTTTTCCTCCACCCGACAATTAATACCTGCTATCGGAATTGTTGGTACCGGGTCACTATTTGGAGGGTCAACAAATTTCTCTTTCCACTGCTCGTATGTCATACCCGCCGGAACCTTAATAGTATTCCCGTCCTTGTCCTTAGCCCGGCGCTCCAGACCTGCAAGCTCCTCGTCTCCGAAATCCGCTATCGTAGTCGAGCGGCAGAACGGGTGCATGGGCGGATAGTTCGTGCCGGGCTTCGCATTCGCGAGTTCGAACACCCTGCCGTCCAAAGCCGCGCAGCACTCGCAGGTCCGGCTGTCGAGGGTGGCTACGAACCTGTAACGCTCTATCCCGGCTTCGTCGTACGCCCTGGATTGCGCCGCGTTGGCGACATAGGCGCTCTCTGTCCGGACGATTCTCCGGGCGCAGAACGCGTTAACTCCGAACTGCTCTTGGAATATCCGGGCGGTCTTTCCGCCGGACCGCCCCGACAGCATACTGACGAGCAGCTCGTTCTTGAGCCGCGCCGTCATGCCGTTCACGTCTTTCCAGATTCGCTGAGAATAATTGCTTCCGCTCCAGTTTGAACGGAGAATCCGGTCAACGTCCTTCCGGGAGAACCTCGAGAAGCTGAATCCCAGCCCCGAACCTTTCTGAATGCTGAATATTTCGCGGTAGTAGCTGTCCTCCGCGACATTCCGCAGCGCCGACGTGATGTGCCGGTTCTCCGTTTTGTACAGCTCCCGGCACTGGCGGTTGATGTCCTTGTTCAGCTCCTCGATACGGGTAATGCGGTAACGGTACGCTCCGGCGCTGTTTATCGCATTCAGGAGCGCTTCGCGCCGTTCCGGATCGCTTACCTGCTGCGCCGCCTTGCGTAAACGCTGGAGCGCCGAGCCGTCCCCTCCGGCGGCGTTCAGTATTTTCTTAGCTTCCGCTTCTGAGATGCCGAACGACTGCATTCCGCGGAGGACTGCCTTGACTTCCTTTTCGAGGTACGCGGAGGTCTGACGTATCGCCGCGTTCATTTCGGCGGCGGAATCCTCGGCGGTGCCCATGCGGTCGTACATATCCTGAGCAGCGCGGCGCTCCCAGTATTTACGGCTGTTCATCGGTCAGCTCCGGCGGAAGGTTCGGAAATCCATTCTGCTTCTCCCTTACCTTTTCGGCTGCGGCTTCCGGGTCGTCGATGAACGGAAGCTGTCCGAGCAGCGTTTCAAGCGGTACGACGTCGCGGAGTTCCGACACGAGCTGCGCCTGTTCCACCTCGTTGACCGGGAGTGCCCGGGTGAACTGTATCGAAATCCCCCGGCTGTCGATGTGAGCCTTCCCCGTGAATTCCAGCCAGCTGCACAGCAGGCGCAGGCGCTCTTTCAGCCCCTCCCGGAAGTAACGCTCCTTGATTTTCGTTATCTGCTCGAATCCGAGAAGCTTGTAGCGCATTGCCACGCCGGAGGAATTCCCACCAAAGCTCTCGTCGCTCATGCAGGGGACGTTCGCGAACTTATGTATGTCCTGCTCCAGGGACTTGCGGAGCACCTCCACGCTGTTCTCGTCGAACTGCCGGGTAAGCCACTCGGCGGAGCTGTCCGCGTCAAGCTCCAGCAAACCGTTCTCCCGGAGCGCCTTATAGCTTTCGGACTTCTCATCGTTGTCGTCACCGAGGACTGAACCCTTGATAAGCAGTATCGCCTCGACGAACTGCTCCTTGTCGTTCACTCGGTCGCTCTGGAGGACGTTATACGCGTCGATGAGCGACAATACCGGCTCGAAGTCGCTGCCGCAGGTGGAGTTGTTGTAGATCTCGATAAGCGGCACTCCGTCCATTCCGTGGGGACGGATCTCCGGCTCGCCCTGGAGCGCGAATCCAGTGTCAGTGGTGAAGTGCGAGATCTCGCTTCCGCCGCAGAGGTACACGGAATACCCCGTATCCCGGTTCGTCACGCTGTCGTGGAGCTTGTAATAATACACCCCGGCGACCGGATTCTGCCGCACCGTGTCGTCGTAGATAACGAATGCCTGCCGCGGATCCGGGGAATACAGCCGGGGCTGCCCGTCGCCGTCGGTATAGATGAACTCGTAAGCCGTGCCGAATATGCTCGCCTTCTGCGCGAGGTCTATGTCCTGAGTGTCGCTGTCAGCGGCTCTCAGGAGCTCCAGGAGCGGCTCTATCCCCTCGCCCGAATACTTTACCGGATTCCCGGCAAAGTAGCCCACACAGGTGTCTGAGATGTATTTCGCGTGATTGCATACCAGCCTGTTGTTCGCAAGCACCGAGCGCTTCTTCCGGCTGCATATCGGGTGCTCCCCCTCGTAGTAGCGCTCCAGGCAGTCGTATCTGGCGCGCGTGTGCAGCATATGCTCCCTGATGAATTTGCAGGCGACCTCCGGCGTGACCGGGGTTTCCGCGGATATCGTGAAGGGATTCATCATCAGTAAATGCCCAGCTCCTTTCTGTTGAGTATTCTGGCGTGTTTCGTATCGCTTTCCAGCGCGTACCGCATGGCGTCCATGAGGTGGTTAAAATCGTCGATGGGCTTGTTTATCGCACGCCCGAACTTATCCTTTGCCCAGGTGTAGTTATAGATCTCCACAAGGAAGTTCTTGCAGCGCGGGTGAACGATCAGCTCGTAATCCTGTATGCGGTCGATACCGTTAAGGATAGAGTCCTTGCCTTTCTGAGCGGCGCGGACTCTCCGCAGACCCAGCGTGCGCAGGCGGTCGATGGACTTAGGCTCCGCGCTGTCGGCGGTAATGACCTCCTTTGCGTAGCCCATCTCTGTTATGCGCTCTGCAATGCGCTCGTTGCTCATTCCGCGCTCGTACATCTCGTCGAACACCCATATTTTCTTTGACTTCTCGTCAACCATACCAGCCCAGAATGCCGTCGGGTCGTTGGTGTAGCCGAAGTCCAGACCGAAGAAGCTGCGCGCCGTGTCCGGCAGGTCATAAAGCTCGAATTCAGCTTCCCGGAAATTCTCATATACCAGACCGTCCACCATGCCCCAGTTCCCCAGCCCTGCGACCTGGTAGCGCCGGGGATTATCGCGCTTCATTCTCTCGAAAACACGCAGGTCTGCGTCGTCCAGGAACTCGTTACAGAGGTAGTTCGTGGTCTTTGCCAGGACGTCGTTGTCGGGAGCGTCGAAGAAGCGCTTCTTGAGCCAGTGGTGCTCATTCCAGGGGTTGAACGTCAGCGTTATCTGCTTGAACAGCCCGTCCGGCACCTGTCCGCGGATACTCTCGTCGAGGGTGTCGAAGCTCTCCTCACTGTCGATCTCGTAGGCTTCTTCTATCCACAGCCAGCAGAGGACTCCGACGTCAACGGTGATGGAGGTGACTTTCAGCGGATCGTCCAGACCCCGGAAGTAAATCTTCTGCCCGGTCGGGAGGTAGGTCATTTCCAGTGGGCTGAGATTTATCTGCCAGTACTGCTGGACGCCGAGCCTTGCTATCGCCCATTTCAGCTCCGTGAAGCAGGAATTGCGCAGCGTGTTATAAGTCGCGCGGACTACCAGCAGGTTTGCCGCCGGGTGCTTCATGAGATTTACGATGAACCACAGCGCGGAGGTCTTGCTCTTCTTGCTCGCACGGGAGCCTTTGCATACGCGGTACCTCCCCCGGAACCGCCAGAATTCGCCGTAACCGCCGCCGACAAGCTCCGGGAGGTATATCCGCTTAGTCTGCGATTTTATCATCGCCTGCAATCACCACCGGGATACTGCCCTCGACGTTCACCTTGTCCGTGAACAGCCCGAACCGCTTCCCGAGGAGTTCGGCAGCTTTAAGGCGCTCGCGCTCGTCCGGGGGCTTCGTGATCGTCCGCGCTTCGGAGCAGCCGTCGCCTACGCTCTCGACGACTACGACGGAAGCTGTGCTCTCGCCTCGCAGCACCGCCGTGAGGTACTCCATGACCTCGGCGGCGTCGGCGGTGCGCTCGCTGTGCAGCTGCTCTAGGCGCTCGTCAAGGTACGCGCGCACCTTAGGATTTCTTAGGAGCTCGCTCGCCCCGGCAGCGGCTGTATTTTCGTTCTTCACTGACGGATACGCGGTTTTATATGCACGAGTTCCGTTCAGATCTATCAGATATTCGTCGCAGAAGCGCTTCTGCTTTTCGGTCATGGGGATTCCTCCTTTCGGGCATAATAAAAGCGCCCATCTCTGGACGCTTTTCGATAATATCATTATAGCACATGTAAACCGGACAAAACGGACAACTTACAGCTTATCCATGAATCTGCTGTAAATCTTCCGCACCCCGTCCGGCGAATTATTCCCCCCGACCTCATAGGCGACGCGCGTCCAGCCGAAAAGGCTCACGCAGCGGTAATAAACTATCTGCCGGGTCAGACTGTCGGGAATATCGTAGATGAACGCAACAGCTTCATCGCGGCGCCGCTGTATCTCCTCGCGCTTGAGTTCTATGCGGCGCTCCAGGTCAACGCGCCTTTCGGCAAGTTCGCCGACCTTGTCCGACGTCCCGGAACTGCTCCCGGTGCTCGGCTGCGGCGAACGTACCAGCGAGCGGCAGCGGAGCCGTTCAAGCTCCTGCTCCCACATACGCAGCTCTCGGTGGAGGTAATATATCTGCTCCAGTTCTTCACGGGTCATAAGCCCTCCTTCTGTTCGCGACGGATCCGGTGGCAGCTCCTGACTATCTCATTATAGCAGCTTTCGCAGAGGTCAATTCTTGCCCACCTGTATTTTACGCCTATTATATACCCGAGCGTATCTCTTTCGTTGTGAGATTCCACGCGTTTAGCCTTGAGCATAAATCCATCTTTGGCGTTCATCTCGCCGCAGATATCGCACGACCTGCATTTTACTTTAGCCATTATCAGCCCTCCTGTTCCATTTGTTTGCGGCTTCCTGTATAGTCCGGCTTGCGCTCTGCTGTCTGATTTCGTATGCGCAATTAAATGGATCATTGTGTGAAACATAATAGCTCACGAAGCCAGTTTCCAGGCTTTCCGAGCGCATCATAATTACTTCGCCCCCGCAGAACGGGCAGGGCTTCAGCTTGATTTTAGACATCTGTGTCACCTCCGTTTTTCTCACGTTTGGGAGGGCAAAGATCCATCTTAGCGCCGCATGATTGGCAATAATTCGTCCGGTGCTTACCGCCGTGCGTTTTGCAGCTGCTGCATATGTACGGTCTCCATGTGTATTCGTCGTACGGCTTCTGATATATCCAGTACGCATGCACCACCGGCGCGACATCGGCGGCAGGTTCGTCCTGAATTGCTTCATACGCTGCGTTTATCGCCTCGTCCCAACCTTCCGTATAGCTTCCGGGTTCAGCGCCACACCCACCTATATCGTTCAGGATCTCCAATGCGCGTTATCTATCTTGGCCTGCCAATCGTTGATGTAATAGCACTCGTCAGCTATGGGCTCACAATCACAATCATACCGGATATTGCCCCTGTGCTGATTAAGATAGCCATAAACCCAGTCGCCGTGCATTATTGATTTCCCACGGAAAAGTATCTCACGCATTGATATCCTCCAATCTGACGTACGTTTGCGGTTCTTCGCCGTAGAGTTTGATGACGCAAGCACCGCATATGCATTTATCATCGTCGTAAGCAACGCCGTTCAGCGCGTCGCAGACAAGCTTTCCGATGTTATCCCAGTCCGGTTTCTTGACCGGGCGTATCTTTCCGCTGAGCATATCTGCGTGCTTGTATTTCGGCGTGCTTTTCGGAATACCCATCACCGCGATTATCGTGATTCTGATTTCCGAATCCTCCGGAAACTTATGTCCTCCCGCTTTGCGATACGCCCACTGGATAAGCTGTTCGTGCAGCTTTGTTTCCCTGGGCGTGTATGTAGTGCCGGATACTCTGCTGTGCCTGGGGCGCTGCTTTCCGAACGGCTCGCCCGGGACCGTGAATTCAATCTGCATTCTATCCCTCCTCCGAATACTGCTTCCTGAGTTCTTCCATGATGTCTGCCTGGTTTATGCTGCTGGTGTTCTCCGGCACTCCGTCCGCAGCGAGCCATTCGGCTATTCTCGCGTAGGAGATCTCACCGGATATTCCTTTGCGCTGCTGCCAGGACTGGTATTTCAGCTCGTACTGGCTTACGGCACGCTCACCGTATTTACGGGCAAGATGTTCACGGGTAGGGGAAGGAGCAGGCGGCGCAGCCGTCCTGCTTTCCTTTCCTTTACTTTTCTTTTCTTTACTTTCCTTTGTGGGATTATTGCATACATTAACCGGGGTTTCTGTTGCAATAACCGGGGTTTCTGCAACATTAACCGGAGTTTCGGGCACACTTTTTAAACCTCCCTGAACACTTTTTTCAAGAAGGCTGTATTCTTCGATTTTCGGCAGGTTACGTTCTTTTGCTTTCAGGTATCGCAACTGAATACTTCGAGAGGTTATCACGTTATTCTGCATAAGCTCTGATGAAAAGAGATTACACTTAGCACAATAAAGGATAACGTCTTTTACTGCCTTCTTGTCCCTTGCCCATCTGTTTCCGATGGACTTGATCAGCAGCCCTGCGAGCTTATCCAGGCTATCGAAGCGGTAATAATAACCGTTCTTGTAGATAAGACACAGCAGGCGCAAATAAATCACTTCACCCAAGGGACCATATTCATTCTGGAGGTCGAAGATCTTGTCGTCCTCAAAAATATCCACGTCCAAAGAAAAGTACTCCAAACCGGGTTTGATCGGTCTAGCCATCTTTTCCTCCTTGGTTTAAAACGGATAATCGTCATTAGGACCGTAGTCCGGTGCCGATGTGCTCTGCGGTGCAGGTGTGGGAGCCGGTATCGGCGCGGATACTTCCGGAGCAGTGTTCACGGACTTCTCGCCCGTGAAGCTCACGCGCTCCGCCGCTATCTCATACCATGTAGCCTGATTCCCAGATTTGTCCGTATACTGCCGGGTCTGCATTTCGCCCTCGACCAGGATCATCTTACCCTTGCCGAAGTACTTGTTTACAAGCTCCCCGGTGGAGCGCCACGCGACCACATTGAAGAAATCCGTCTTGCGTTCTTCGCCTTTCTGCTGGAACCTGCGTTCTACCGCTATCCGGAATGTGCAGACATTCACGCCGTTCGGGGTCGTTTTCAGCTCCGGGTCAGAGCAGATACGCCCCATCATTATCACTTTGTTATACACGATTACCTCCTAAATCATCTATTTGCTGCTTTGCCTTTGCGTTTCTGAGCTATTCAAATCAGTGCTCCGCCTACGCTGTCCGATGTTTTGCTATGCCGCACTATTCCTTTGCTGTGCTCAACAGATCTTTGCCTTTGCTGTGCCGAACTTCCCGAAGCCATGCCCTTGCTTGCGCTTATCAGTACTAAGCTTCTCGACGATGTTCTTTTGCCAATCGTCACATTGCCCAGCTATGCCATTGCCAAGCGACGCCGTGCTGTTCCGTGGCTTTGCAATTCTCGGCTTCGCTTACATTGCCGTTGCTTTGCCACTCCACACACTGCTTTACCGTTGCAATTCCACGCGGACCATTGCGATACCTTTGCGGTGCAACGCGTTGCGTAGCCGCTGCAAGGCTGTGCTGTGCCGTGCCTGCGCCTTTCATAGCCGTGCAATTCCTCCGCTTCGGCGGACATTGATCCACAACGGATTGCTTTGCCTGTGCCCTGCAAAAAAGAGCTATGTCCTGCCCTTGCGTATTCGTGCTCTTCGATACTTTGCCTTACTTTGCCTTTGCGAACCAAAGCTAAACTACGCACTCGCCGTGTTGTGTATGGCTACTCCTCGCCACAGCTTTGCTCTACACCACTCCATTATGCCGTTGCTCTGCATTACTCCACTTGGCTTCGCCTTGCCGCTGCTGTAAAATGCGACGCCTTACCGTGCCGCTGCTCAGTCGATTACCTCAAAATTGAAACGACCCTTGCCGGAGTTGCGCCACTGCCCTATACCCTTGTATTTGCCATATTCCAGCCATTCAAGGAGCATTGCGGCGTCCTCGTCCACCATGCACAGCACCTCGAATTCGCAGCTCGTTCCCTCGGGACACACCTCGCTGTTCGCAAGGGCAATGCGCTCACCCAGCGCGGTCGAAGCTCTCAGAGGGCGCTGACAATTTGCCATCTTCATTCCGTGCAGATCAAGAGGGATTTCGCGCGGTTCAACAAATATCGTATTTCAACACTGTTTTCATCGCCATTTTATCAAATTCCTTTTTCCACGGCGAACTCTCAGACTTGAACGATTTACTGTATTTGTCCGCGTGGGCGAGCACATCTTTCTTGCTCCAGTAGCTTGTCCGGGAATATCCCTCAAGCGTTTCAATGTATGCAAAATACCCAATTATTTCGTTTGATACACGTTCTCCCGAAAGATCTATCTCGCCCGTGAGCTTATTTGCACCTCTGAGTTCGCCATCATATACCACGCCGGAATTGATGTACTTGTACTTTCCCGAACGGATAGCGAGCTGGATATAGCCCTTGTATCCGAGCTGGAATTGCGGCTTCTGCACACCGTGATCCCTGAACGGCACGACATAAGCGAACCCGAGCTGCTTTTCGATAGGGAGCTTGAGAGCCGCCGCTTTGAGAACTTCCGCAAGGACGAGCTTCGGTTCGCACTGCTGAAGCAGCTTGTCGTTGTTGAACAGATTCATCACCGAAGTCGCGAACGCTCCCGAATTCTCCTTGAGAGTGCTTTTCAGCGTTTCCTGAGCATACTTGCCATTGAGCAGCGCATTAAGCGACTGCGATGGAGTGCGCTTTGTAGGTGCAGCAGGTGCCTGAACCTGCGCCGCGGCGGCGATCACGCCGTTCGTGTTGGTCGTAGTGGTCATGATTCTTTCCTTTCCGATATCTTAAATATCATTGCTTTTGTTTCCTTGAGGTATTCCGCATAGATGTCCGGGCGCTCTGCCTTAAGGCGCTTGCTATCAACAGAGTGCTTAATCTGCGGCTTGTATGAGATATGCCAGTCAACGGTCAGCCCGTCGGTGTTGCCATCGAGCGCGGTCTGGAACTTCTGCTTGATAGCCTTTTCCCGCGCTTCGAGCTCCTTTTTCTGAGCCATCACCGCCGCAAGCTCAGCAGCGGCGTCGTTCTGCTCAAACATTGCGATTGCATTGTCCTGCCAGTCGGGGTACAGTGCTTTCAGCGTGCGTTCTGCGCTTTCGGAGCCGTCCGGTTCGGGACGGATATCCGGCTTTATGTAATCGTTCCAGAATGCTATTTCGGATTTCAGCAGCGCCGCGCATTCGCTCTCGTTCCGCTCGATGGTGAACCAGCGGAACTTCTGCCCACCGATGAGCACCGCAAGATACATGCGATCATAGCCCATGACGTTCATGTAGTGGCAGCACTGGCAGTAGTAGTACAGCGGAATCTCACCGCTGTCGAAATCCGCTTTTGCAAATGCTGATGTGGTTTTGCACTCAAGCCCGGCGTTTTCGCCGATGATCTCACGGTCAACGTTCGCGGTGATGAAGTCGTATTCATCGTGCTGGAATATGTAGTTGCGGCGTCGGACTTTCTTTCCGGCAGCCTCGCAAAAACGTTCAGCAACGTACTGCTCCAGGTCTCGCCCGGTGCGCATTGCTTCATTGTCCTCAGTTTCCGGCATGCGCCCAGTCTTGTCCGCCCAGAGCTCGATTTTTGAACGGTAGGGTGTCAGCCCAACAACGGTTGCGGCGTCCGAGCCTCCGAGCCCTGTCCTGCGGTATTCAAGCCATTCCTCACGGCTGATATCTGTAGTTCTTACTAGCTTTCTAGGCATCACTGTTCCTCCTCTGGCACATCTGCTGCGTCCCAGGCTTCCTCACAGAAGCAGTCGTAGCAAAGCTGCTTACCGTCCAGAATTCGTAGCTCGCCCCGGCTGCATTCGTTCTCACACTTGTCGCAGTACCATACCGGCACATTTCTGCTCGGACAGGCGACGCCCAGGCACGGCACTCCGTCCGGGCAGCCTACGCAGTGATCTTCGGTTCTCAGCATGTTACTTCTCCTTTATCGTTTCGAGTATATCCTGGAGTATCTTCTCGCGCTCCTCCGGGGTGAGGTCTTCGACTATGATCATGATTTATCCTCCATATCATCAAAGAACATCTGTCCGCCGTTTTTCTCGGCTTCCATACGCTTCTTCTTGTATTCGTTGTACTGTTCGCGGTATCTGTAGCTGTCCCCGAAGATGTTCCAGGCAGCCTTGACTACATTCGGCTCATACGGCTTGATTTTCTCCAGGTCGGCGACTGCCTTGTAAGATATCGGGCACCCGCAGCAGCCTGTCCGGGTAAGCCCGTACACCTCATATGCGTCGGAATACCGCACGCCGTACTTTTCCTTGTACCAAGCCTTGTCCGCGTCGCTGACGTAGTACAGCGGGCGCAGGCGGTACTGCCCGGAGCTTGTTTCCGTGAAGCACATCGTCGTGCAGTCCTTTCGCGGAACTGACCTCATTCCGCCCTCGTCGCGCCGCTCGCCGGTGATTATCATGTCGAAATCTTTTTGAACGGCGTGTGCAACATCCTTCTTGCAGCAGTCGCAGCACTTTGCACTGATCTTGAAATCCGGCGGATACTCGCCGATGAAATCTCGCATGTACTTGGAGCTGTTGATTACCAGCTGTATGTTCGGGCGAGGTTCTCCGGCTGAATTACAGCAACAGAGGAAGTTTATAACGCTCTCGCATTTCGGATAGCGCTCTTTAAGCTCCTTGCGCTTGGCTGCCTTGTCCTCCGCCTGTTCGTACTCCTCGGCTATGGACAACGGAACGCCTTTCTTCTGCCATTCTGATAGCCCGCCGGACATGATCTTCGATACGAACGGCACTCCGTTCTTGCGGACCGCGTTGACGATCCCGACCTTCGGGCGGTATGTAGTAATCTCTACGCCGTACTTCTCGGCGGTCGCCTTGACGTGGTCCTTCGTCGCCGCCATCTCAAGCCCGGTGTTGAAAAATGCGTACTTGACCGACGGGAGATTAAACGCTTCCCGGGTGCGCTCGATAAGGTCGAGCATGATATCGCTGTCTGAGCCTCCGGAGTAGCTGCATATAGCGTTCGGGTGCTGCTTGAGCCGCGTCGCGACTATTCCCATGATCGCCTGGAACTTGTCCGGCGCTGGGAGATCGGCGTAAGCAGGGCGGTCTGTGTATACCCGGCTTTTATATTCTTCTTTCATCAAATTCCACCTCCGCACATCTCCGGCAGATTAGCCCGTACCAGCGCCGCCGGAACTGGCGGTGTGACCGCGTTTCCGCACCGGGCTGTCTGCTTGCTTTTCGGATAAGGTTTGCCGCTGTCGTCGTGGTCGATTATGTAATCAGCCGGGAATCCCTGTGCATTGAACAGCTCACGCGGCTGGAGCATTCGCATTTTTATGTCGGTGATTATGTATTCCTCGCCGTGTATCGTCACCAGCGCGAAGCGGTCTTTTGTGGTGACGGTATCCAGTGGACTGTTTACCAGCTTTGGCGCTCCGGTCGAGAAGTACTTCACGAGAAACGCCTGTACTTCTGCGTGGTGCGAACCTCCCGCCGTTATCGTTGCCAGCGGTTCGTCTGCTGGCTGACCGTCCATGTTGTTCCGCATGGTCAGGATATGAGCTGTTATAAGGCTGTTGTGGTCGTGCGCGGTAACTGTATCTAAAGGTTTATCCGCGCCGCTCCCGGCTCCCTGATAATTCCCGCCGTAATTCTTCATAATGTGAGCAACTGACAGCGCGTATCTCGGCGAGGTATCGACTGTCATTAACGGTTCGTTCAGCTCCTGCCCTCGCACTTCATCGCTTGCGGTTTCACTGTGATACTGTATCAGCGACGGAGCAACCATGTAATTGCGGTTTCCGGTCGTGACTGTAGGCAAAGGCGTATCGACAGCCGCGCCGGCATTCCCGGTATTATTGCACATGATTGTCGGAGTGACTACGCCGTATCCATTCTTGGCTGTAATGGTTCCGAGTGGTTCGTCCGCTTTCTGCCCCCGGAAGCCCTCACCGGAATGGTTTACCGTCACGATGAACGGCTCGGGGTTATTTATCACGAACTTCTCAATGCCTCGTGCTATGCGCCGGAGGGTGTTCTCCGCTAGGGGCTTGTCCCGCTCGAAAATGCTCTGTGCAGGTATACTCCAGTCGATACACTCAGCGGCGGTGTGATATGGCTTCAAGCCCTTGCCGTTTCCGTGAGTGGGCGGCGGGAATACGATGGGCTTCCCGTCGCACCTGGCTATCAGGTAGAAACGCGTGCGCGTTGTCGGCGCTCCGTAATCGCAGGAGCGAAGTATGCGGTATTCCGCATTGTATCCCAGCCCCTGTTCAAGTCTTGCCGCTTCGGGGCTGTCCGGGCTTATCTCCAGCGTTGCGCACATCTCCGTGAATGCCGGGTGGTCGTGCGGAATTCCTGCTGTGAGCGCCTTTATGAAGCCGTCAAAGGTTTCTCCGGCGCACTCCTTTATGGGCTTGTTATCTGCCCCGAGGGGACCCCAGGTGCGTATCTCCGGGACGTTCTCCAGCATTATCACACGCGGACGGACTTTCAGTGCCCAGCGTATCGTTACCCATGCCAAACCGCGAATGTTCTTGTCAACGGGTTTCCCACCCTTTGCTCTACTGAAATGAGTGCAGTCCGGAGAGAACCACGCCAGCCCGACCGGGTTTCCGGAGCAGGCTTCCACCGGATCTACCTGCCAGACGTCCTCGCAGTAATGCCGAGTGTGCGGGTGGTTCGCGCGGTGCATTGCAATGGCGTCCGGGTCATGATTTATCGCGATGTCAACACTTCTGCCCGTCGCCATTTCTATGCCCGTGGAAGCTCCACCGCCTCCGGCGAAATTATCTACTATTAGTTCCACTTGACTTTTCCTTTCGCTCATGATATAATGAGCATGTGATATTTTTTCTTTGCCGCTTCCCGAATTGCCGTTCAGGAGCGGTTTTTCTTTTTCTTTGCCCAGTTAGACTTCAATCTGCTCGAAGCCCACAGCGGATATCCGCTTTCCCGGCTGCATTCCGTGTATGTATGTTCTGCCGGGCAGTCGTTCTTGTAGGCGCAGGTGCCGCAGTTCACCGGGTCACTGTCTGCCTTGTCTATCGTCGCTTTGTTGTACGGCATGGCTTGTCCTCCTTTCTTCGTACTTGTACGCTGCCATCGCTCCCAGGATAGCACCGCCGCTCAGCACCGCGCAGGCTGATATGAGCACCCAGTATGTAGCGCCGTCAAGTCTGCCGCTCTCCAGGGCGGCGATCGCCAGGAACATGCCCAGGAGTCCGGCGAAGAACGCGGCGGTGATTGTTGGCTTGAGTATCTTCATTCTTCGCACCTCTGTCCGATCAGCTTGATCTTGCCACGAAGGTTCTGAGCGTCCCAGATGTTTCTCCCCAATGAAACTATATCCTCATCTGTCAGTACACCGAGATCATCAAGAATATCACGCATACCGTCAGCCATGTAGTAGTAAACTACCTCGTTGCCTGGACGGTATTCCGGTGATTCCTGCTTGTCAGCAATAAGTCCATTGATGGATTCAATGCGCTTGTTGACCTTATCCCTCGCCTCGTTTGCGGTTATCTTCATGCCTGTACCTCCTTCTTCATTCTCCGCGCCAGCCTAGCCTTGTCAAGCTTGATCGGACGGCACTCCGGGAAACGCTCTGCGCACTTCATGTGAAATGTTCGCCCACCCTCGAAAATGCGGTATTCGTCGCCGTGCCACACGGCATTGAAGCATATTGAGCATATGCCCTCGCTGTTCAGGATTTTCATGACCTCACCCCCAGAGCCTTCAGCTTGCCCAGCCTGTATTCCAGCTTGGTGATGTCCAGCCCCCAGGCTTCGTAAGCTATCTCGGTGTTCACGCGTGTGCCGTCCCAGGGGAGCACGCCGCGCTCGTCCATGAGCTCGCGTGCCTTGTGCTTGAGCCTGAGCACAGTGTCATTCGCGAGCGGTCCGAACAGCTGCCGGATATCCGGAGTCGAGAGCTCGTTGCGCTCATAATAGAGCCTTATCGCCGTTTCCAGCGATGTTATCTGCGGTATGCGTACTGTTATTTTTGATGTTGGCATGTGATTATCCTCCTTATGTTGCCATGTGCGCCGGGATATCCAGCGCCTTTGCTATCGCTCCAGCTACCCTGTCATTCACGCGGTAGCCACCCATGAACCCCTCGATGGCAGCCACTGAATATCCGGAAGCCTTTGCGAGGTCCTTGTACTTCCAGTCGCGGAGATCCATCTGCTTGCGTATCTCCGCACGGAACATCTTGTAGTTTGCGAGTGCTATAACGCTCACGTCCTTTCCGATATATTTTGTAGTTAAACCTTGACAAAATGCTAGAATTGTAGTATTATAGAGTTGTGAGGAATATAATACTGTTCGCCGCCCCTTTTTCGGACGGTGGATTTGTCGCATTTCTTTGTCTGTGAATTGCTACAATTATATTATATCCTACTATTGTTGGATTGTCAATGTATAATCCTAAAATAGTTGGATTTTGTTGCACTGCACAAAAATCACATAGAAAATTTGTGCAAAAAAGAAAAGCCGCTCGGAGGAGCGGCGGAAAGGATATATAATGGACGAGCTTATTCCAAAGTCGGTAGATGAAGCAGCTGGAAAACTGATGAATCCAACAGCTGAAAACGCCGGAAAAACTTTCGGTGACCTTTGGTATCTTGTATTTGGCGGAGTTTCATTTGCCGCAGACAAACGTAGGATAAAGTATCAAGTGGAATTAGAGGAATTTGAAAAGTCATGCCGTGAGAAAATAAAAGCAATTCCTGAAGAAAAGTTAGTAGAACCAGATGTTCAAACAACTGCAGTTGCGTTAGAAGAATCAAAATATTGCATAGAAAATAAAGAAGTTCGCGAGATGTTCGCAAATTTGATTTCTTCAACTATGAACCGTGACACTGCCGACACAACACACCCATCGTTCCCTCAAATACTATCACTTTTTCTGTCGTACTTCTACTTCACGATAGAAGTTATCGGGTTACGGGTACCCTTGGCATTCACGAGGA